CTCTTAAGGCATGCCTTCAGCATGAGCGACCCTTTGAAGGATTCTAGAGAAGCCAAGATATTTATAAAAATGAATAGAATAATTTGAGTACATAACTTTATTTATTTAGAAATTTATAAAAAACTTTTGAAAAATTAGAAATATCAGAGATATACGCTGTGCTACTCAAAATTCAAAATAGGATTTTTAAGATTTTTTGGTTTGAATTCTAGGAGGCTATAGAGAGGCCTCTTAAGGCATGCCTTCAGCATGAGCGACCCTTTGAAGGATTCTAGAGAAGCCAAGATATTTATAAAAATGAATAGAATAATTTGAGTACATAACTTTATTTATTTAGAAATTTATAAAAAACTTTAGAAAAATTAGAAATATCAGAGATATGTACTCAAAATTAAAAATAGGATTTTTAAGATTTCTTGGTTTGAATTCTAAGCAGTTATAGAGAGGCCTCTTAAGGCATGCTTTCAGCATGTGCGACCCTTTAAGAGATTCTAGAGAAGCCAAGATATTTATAAAAATGAATAGAATAATTTGAGTACATAACTTTATTTATTTAGAAATTTATAAAAAACTTTAGAAATTTTAGAAATATCAGAGATATGTACTCAAAATTAAAATAGGATTTTTAAGATTTTTTGGTTTGGATTCTAGGAGGCTATAGAGATGCCTCTTAAGGCATGCCTTCAGCATGTTGCGACCCTTTAAGATATTCTAGGAGAAGCAAAGATATTTATATTTTTTGATTTTAGAATTTGAGTACATAACTTTATTTATTTAGAAATTTATAAAAAACTTTTGAAAAATTAGAAATATCAGAGATATGTACTCAAAATTCAAAATAGGATTTTTAAGATTTTTTGGTTTGAATTCTTAGCAGTTATAGAGAGGCCTCTTAAGGAATGCCTTCAGCATGGGCGATCCTTTAAGAGATTCTAGAGAAGCCAAGATATTTATATTTTTTGATTTTAGAATTTGAGTAGCCATAGCGTATTACTTTATTTATTTAGAAATTTATAGAAAACTTTAGAAAAATTAGAAAAATCAGAGATATACGCTGTGCTACTCAAAATTAAAAATAGGATTTTTAAGATTTTTTGGTTTGAATTCTAGGAGGCTATAGAGAGGCCTCTTAAGGCATGCCTTCAGCATGTTGCGATCCTTTAAGAGATTCTAGAGAAGCCAAGATATTTACTTTTTTGATTTTAAAGATTTTTTGAAATAACCTGGTTTTATCTATAGAAAATAAAGCATAAGTAGAGTAAGTAGCATGAGTAGCCGACGGAATACAAAGATATTATATTATGAATTATAATATACTACTATATTAAAGTGATGGTATAATTTCATAATTCAAATCAACGCATATCTTTTTCCATATTTGGTCTTGAACGTAAAGTTTTTCTCTGCTTTTTAATAAGGGAAAATACTTTAGATATTCGTTTAATCCTAGTATTTGAAAGAATTTATAAAGTACATAACTATATGATAAGAAATTCTTTCTATCTTTAGGGCAATGCTTAAGAAATGGTGCTTGAATGCTTCTAAACATATTACATAATTTATCTTCTAATTCAGGACTAAATTGAGGAGTTGGTATTCCGTTAATTCTATTTATAATATAATTAATATGTTCATAATATTTATTTATTCTTAATCTTTTAAGAATATCCCTCATTTTTAAGTAAGTAATTTTTTTTAAATCAGTAATCTTTTCTTTCTTAATTTCCGTTAAAATTTTTTCAAATATCTCGTCGGGTATATCAGTACTTTCTTTTCCTTGAACCTGATTGCACCATTCTCTAAAATGATTTATTCTTTTATAACAAAAATGAGATGTATCTTTGGTATTTTGTTTTAATATCGGTCTATTTTGCTCTACCAATAATAGTTCTTGATATCCACAAATATTACATACTATTATAGCATCATGTTGAAGACATGTCATGGCATTTTTACATATCTTACATATCTCTATATTTTCATCTTCAACTGTTCTTACATATTTATTATTAATTATAGCCATATATTTATCAACTAAAGTACTTTTATCGTATATTTTGCTATTATCATCTTTGTCATAATCGCTTTTTTCGCTTTCAATAATTTCGCATTTATCGCTAATAACAGAATTATTTTCTATCGGTGTCTTTTTACTATCTATATTATTAAGAGCCTCTAAGACATTTATAGTATTACAATAAATACTAATATTACGCTTTTTTTTAGAATCCTTTTTATATATTTTCGGTTTATTACAAGTTTCTTTAATAAAATTAATATTTTGGTTAATATCAGATTGTTTATTTACAGTATCATAATATTGAAATAATATATCACTAGTATTTTTATAATACTCTATTTCGTCTAAATTATTAAGTTCATTTAGTTTACCTTTAATATCTATAATCTGTTCATTTAACTCTATATTACTAAACCATAATTTGCTATTAATTTCTTTATCGGTCGTATTATTAATTTGCTTTAATATCTCGTTTTTCTTTTCTTCGCAAAAATTTAATTTATTAATATAGTATATTTTTTCCTTATCGCTCTTCTCAAAATCCTTTATCATATTATTATGCATTGCATCCAATGTTACAGTTTCGTTTATATCAGTCGTTATTTTTTTTTTAGATGACTTCTCTTTAAACATCATTATATTTGAATTATAAATATTAAGGTTTATATAATAAAATTTATTTTTGTGTCATATAATCTATATTTTTTTCTCCTCTAATAGTATAAAGAATATAGCGTAAATGGGTGGTGGTCTTCTTCAATTAGTTGCTTATGGTGCTCAGGATGTTTATTTAACTGGTAATCCTCAAATTACCTTTTTCAAAGTAGTTTATCGTCGTCATACTAACTTCGCTATTGAAGCCATTCAACAAACTTTTAACGGTAATGCTGGATACGGAAATACTGTTACCTGTCAAATATCCCGTAATGGTGATTTAATAAATCGCATGTATTTACAAGTTGATGTCCCTAAAAGAAAATCGACCGCCGCTAGCGCGGGAAGTACCTATCAAAATTATCTGGGTCTGCGTTTAATTAAGTCGGTCGTAATAGAAATTGGTGGTCAACAAATAGATAAGCATTATTCTGATTGGCTTTACATTTGGAATGAATTATCTCTTCCTATAGGCAAACGCTACGCATACGATACTATGGTTGGTGCTGATAAAGATATATTAAATGGCGGTACTGTTAATAATGATGTAACAGCGACCACTTTATATATTCCTTTTGAATTCTGGTTTTGTCGCAATGTAGGTCTCGCTCTTCCTTTAATAGCCCTCCAATATCACGAAGTAAAAGTAAAAATAGATTTTGAAACTAAAGCCAATTGTGTAACTGCTATTGCCGATTTTGATGATGTTAAAAATATATCTTTATGGGCTGATTATATATTCTTAGATACCGATGAACGCCGAAGATTCGCTCAATTATCTCACGAGTATTTAATTGAACAATTACAATTTACTGGAACTGAAACTCTTGTAGCAGGTACTAATCGCATTAAATTAAATTTCAATCATCCTTGCAAAGAATTAATCTGGGTTGCTAAAATACCGCAAGATCTCAATAAAACCAGATGGTATGATTATACTAATACTAATCTTGCTGAAGTTGATAATTCACCATCTTTAGGATATAACGGAAGTTCTAAAGTTGGAGGCCAATATACCTCAAACTACTTAGTAATATCTGATATTAAACCTGCTTCAAATGTCAACCCCTTCAAAAATGCTATACTTCAATTAAATGGCAATGATCGTTTCGCGGTAAGAGAAGGTGATTATTTTAATTATGTTCAACCCTTCCAACATCACACTAATGTTCCTGTACATAATTCAATCAATGTATACTCGTTTGCTCTTAAACCCGAAGATCATCAACCAAGTGGCACTCTAAATATGTCTCGTATTGATACCGCTACTCTCATGGTTACAGCGGGTGCTAGAGATACTGGTTTAACATACGAAGGAGTAAATATATATGCTGTCAATTACAATGTTCTACGTATATTATCTGGAATGGGTGGCCTTGCTTATTCCAATTAAAAAAATAATAATTATAATAATTTGTGTTATATATTTCCCTTTTTTTTTTCTCCTCTAATAGTATAAAGAATATAGCGTAAATGGGTGGTGGTCTTCTTCAATTAGTTGCTTATGGTGCTCAGGATGTTTATTTAACTGGTAATCCTCAAATTACCTTTTTCAAAGTAGTTTATCGTCGTCATACTAACTTCGCTATTGAAGCCATTCAACAAACTTTTAACGGAACTCCCAATTTTGGCAATCGCGTAACTTGCCAAATATCAAGAAATGGCGATTTAATACATCGTGTATATTTAGCGGTTGTTAATTATTCATCTGGAAATAATGTATGTCCTTATTTTGGTCTTCGTTTAATAAATTATGTAGAAATTGAAATAGGTGGTCAAAAAATAGATAAACATTATTCTCATTGGATGTATGTATGGAATGAACTTTCTTTACCCGTTTCAAAGAAAGATGCCTACAAAAAAATGGTTGGTGCTAACGATAAACTAGCGTCTTTAACTAATGCTAATCTATATATCCCTTTAGAGTTCTGGTTCTGCCGTAATGTTGGCCTTGCTCTCCCTTTAATCGCCTTACAATATCATGAAGTAAAAATAAACATTTTATTTGAAACTAAAGATAATTGCCGCGGTAATACAAATGAACTTCTCGATTTAACTTCAACTACTTTGTGGGTTGATTACATATTCTTAGATACTGATGAACGCCGAAGATTCGCTCAATTATCTCACGAATATTTAATAGAACAATTACAATTTACTGGAACTGAAAGTATTAATGATTCTGCTACTAGCATAAAACCTAAACTTTCTTTCAATCACCCCTGCAAAGAATTAGTATGGTTCTGTGCTTCAAGCCACTCAGCCACTAAAGCAACTATTAATAATAACTGGGTTAACTATTCAACAGGTAATAATGGATATGCCGCAGATAATTCTGAATTATTCAAAGAGACAAGTGCAATAACTTCTACCAATCCTATAAAAACTGCTAAACTCGTATTAAATGGAAATGACCGTTTCTCCGCAAGACCTGGCTCTTATTTTAATTTAATACAACCGTTTCAGCACCACGAAAATATACCTTCAAATTCGGGTATTAACGTTTATTCATTCGCTCTAAAACCTGAAGAACATCAACCTAGTGGCACTCTTAACATGTCTCGTATTGATACCGCTGTTCTCAATTTAGATGTTACTTCGAGTATGACTGGCTCGAAAAATCTTCATGTATATGCTGTAAATTATAACGTTCTTCGCATACTTTCGGGTATGGGTGGTTTAGCATATTCAAATTAAATTATATTATTTATATATGTTGTTAAATTGCTATAAAGTTTCTTTTTTTTTTCTCCTCTAATAGTATAAAGAATATAGCGTAAATGGGTGGTGGTCTTCTTCAATTAGTTGCTTATGGTGCTCAGGATGTTTATTTAACTGGTAATCCTCAAATTACCTTTTTCAAAGTAGTTTATCGTCGTCATACTAACTTCGCTATTGAAGCCATTCAACAAACTGCCTCGGGAAGTAATTCTCTAGGTTCACGTGCCACTTATCAAATAACTCGCAATGGCGATTTAATACATAGAGTATATTTTTACGGAAAATTAAAAAATACTTCTGGTAGCAAAAAAGTAGCCTTAGTTCCTAATGTTGGCCAAAAATTATTAAAAACTGTTGAATTAGAAATCGGTGGACAACGTATAGATAAACATTATTCTGAGTGGCTTTATATATGGAATGAACTTTCGCTACCCTATGGCAAACGTGAAGGCTATTATAAAATGATTGGTGCTAATAAAGAAAATTGCTGCACACAATTAGCACACACTACCAATAACTCTTATGAATTATATGTACCTTTAGAATTCTGGTTTTGTCGCAATGTTGGTCTCGCTCTCCCTTTAATCGCATTACAATATCACGAAGTTAAAATTAATATTGAATATGAAACTGCGGATAATTTATGCGATGTTAGTGATACCAACTATTGTATTGAAAATGATGTTGCTGGTGGTTCAGCAAATGTAACTGCTAATTTTGATAAAACTTTAACATTAGACGAACCTACCTTATGGGTTGATTATATATTCTTAGATACCGATGAACGCCGAAGATTCGCCCAATTATCCCACGAATATTTAATTGAGCAATTACAATTTACTGGAACAGATACTATAACTTCTTCGGGTGCTAACGCGGATTCAATGAAAAGCATGCGTATGAATTTCAATCATCCCTGCAAAGAACTCGTATGGGCTATCAAAAGATCTGACCAATCAACTGTATATTGGAATAACTTTTCTACCGCAGAAAAAGATGAAAATGCTGGAGCAGGCACTGATGTTACCTTCAACAACTATATAGTTTCTAGCAATCCCGTAATGCAAGCAAAAATAATGCTTAACGGCAATGATCGTTTCGCAACAAGACAAGGCGAATATTTCTCTCTTGTTCAACCTTATGAACATCATGAAAATACTCCTGACATGTACCACAAGGGCATCAATGTTTATTCGTTTGCTCTAAAACCTGAAGAACATCAACCAAGTGGCACTTTAAATATGTCTCGTATTGATACCGCCGTTCTATCTCTATCTTCTAAAATGGCGGGTACTATATATATATTTGCTGTTAACTATAACGTTCTACGTATATTATCTGGCATGGGTGGTCTCGCCTATTCCAATTAAATATGATATCTATGATAGCCATAATACAATTTTTTCGTTTTTTAATTTATAATTATTATCAATAGATAATATTATATTATATAAAACTTTTGATATTTGTATTGATGTCTTATGGATATCGTTATTTGACCAATTATTTTTATTTTTTTCATTAAAATAATATGAAATAATATCTTCCAAATAAGGCAAGCATCCTTTATTCATCGAATTGGTATATTTATACGCATTTATTTTATATCTCATATACAAACTTTCTTTATCTGTAAGACTTTTGTAGTAGTTTGTAAAACTTTTCTTAATCTTATTTAGTGTTTTCTTATAATCATTATTAATCTCATAACTAACTTTTTTAATTAAATAAGTTTTTAACATATCACAATTATACTTATTTCTCTTTTCCCTCACTATACTTTTTAAATTTGTCTCCTTTTTAACAAAGATATTAGACGACTTATTTATCTCGCTCAACTTTTTGAGTTCGCAATAGCCTTGCAAATATCTAACAATATTTACAATATAATCTTTGTCGGTAAAATTACTAATTGCTGGTAGCATATTAAAGATTAATATATTTTAGAAAACTAAAAAAAAATAAATCATTTTTTAATAAATTATAAAAATATATAATATATAATAAATTATCATAATATAGTAATTATATTATAACTTAATCGTCGCTGATAATAATATCTTTTAGATAAGGTGTGAGGATTTCATTCACGATAAACTCAGGTTTAAATTCATCATAATTCATAAATATTTTTAGAAGTTGTTCTGAAAATCCCGATACAATAGCAGTCCCTTCAGTATCGCAATTAACAGGGAAAATTTCATTGCTGTCTGAATTAAGATTCCAAAATATAAACTTGGGGGCTTTATAATTATTGTTTTTATATAGCTGAACAATACTTTTATATACAGTATTTAGATCATTATCTCTAGAGTTATTAGCATTATTAAATTGCATATCTGTAAATACAAATAGTTTTGTTGGCATTTTATCTTGCGGAACATTGTGTTTAATAGCATAGTTAATAATCTCCTCATTACATTTTACAAAATCTGTACTAAATCCATAATCAATTTTCATTATATTTTTAATACATTCGTGAAGTGTTGGAATAGATCCAATTTCACTATTCGTACTAGCCGCCGCATTATCTCCATTTTCGATTCTTTTTTCTTGAATTTTCACAGGACTAATCAAATCTACAAGTTGCGGTTCTTCGCTAAATGTAATAATTTTATTAGCAAAATTTCCCTTACAACACAAAGAAGTAATGATACCTAATGCTACAGCAACTTGTGCTGGAATACTTCCGTTTTTAGCATTAAACATAGATCCCGATACATCAATGATAGAAATCGCATTATCAAAATTTCCTGACTTTTTAACATTCTCGACAATTGTTCTCCATTGCATCTCGGTTGTCTGACACTTCTCGCCTTTATTAAACTTTTCCAAATCCTTAATATAGACTCCTACCAATTCGTGTGGAAGGATACCTGTGACATTGATTTTTTTCACTTTATTGAAAACATCTTCTTGATATTTCCTATATCTCTCTTCATCGTGTTTAATAAAAGCATTCTTCAATTTATTCGAGGCAACGCCGGGAACATTTTCATATTTAATAGTTCCCCAATCATTCTCGCACATTTTTGCTTCTACAATATCAATCTTCTTTCTCAAAGGTACTAAATACTCCTTTCTATATTTTTCCATTTTACTCATATCTTTGCTACCATAGATAAATGATGCCACCTTCTTAGCGTATTGTCTTCTCTTGTCATACTTATCATTTTCACTAGGGGCCCATTTGGCACATAGAGAAACAGGATTATTATTTTCCAAATTTACCTTATCTTCAATTAATTTTTGAGCAATAATATTTAATTCAAATTTATGATCAATATTTTTCAACTTATAACCGATGTAATGCAAATCTTTCCAACGTCCATATTTTTCAATATAATTCTTAATGTTATTTGCGTAAGTATTAAATTTATTTTTACGCAACCAAAGCATCGCATCATTTGCTATCTTCTTCTCTTTCTTCCCCGATAATCTATCGCGACCATTAAAAATAATCGCGACAGTTTTTTTAGGGTCTTCTTCCCAACATTTTTCAAGATACTTATTACTAACGTCAATATCCAAATCTCTCACAAACAACATGAAATAATCAACAATAGAACTTCCCGTCGTCTTTAAAGCATTTCCATTATTGGCGGTTTTAGTAAAAGCACAGGCGGCGTTGGGAGTTTCCATTATACGAATGTTTGTTATAATATATATGATGGCAATTATTTATATCAATTTTTATTATTTTTATAATAATTTTGTAAAAAGAATTAAACAGTTTTATATTGCTTATTTATTAAGCAGTTGCAGCAAGTTTGCTAGCAGATGGAGGGAAATGATGAGAGATTAGTTTTTGTAGAATGAAATAGTTGATATCTTCTTTATCGCCAACATTTAGGATTTTCTTAAGTTTTTCGTCAGGGAGAATAAAACGTTTGTTTTCGGGCTTATTTAGATTATGTTCTTTAACATAGGAGTTGATAAAGCGGGTAATATCCGTTCGCGATTTCTCAGTTCCATGAGGAACTCCTATGAAATCACATAGTTCGTCAGAGATTTTGTTAGGTTTAGCAAATCCCGATGGCGAGTTTTTAGCATTTTGGCGTTTTTTCTGTGCCTTCTCGATGATTTTTTGCTGTTTTTCGTAATCTTTGCTCAAAACTTTTAGGAGATTTTGAACTTCCTTGAAATTAGCAAATAGTGTATTCACTTTCTCGATAATTACAGAAACAGCATTATCTTTAACTTGCGATGCTTCAACGCCTACAACATCCCCTTCAGTTTTCGCACCAGGAACACTTAGTAGAGGCACTGGTGGAATAACTGGAACTACAGGAGTAGTCGCCGCAACCGCCAAAGGCAATTTAGCAGCCGCTTGTTTTTTGGGTGCTTGCTTTGCTTCAGGTGCGGGAGATGGAGGAGGTACTTGAGTCGCTTTCTTCGATGCCATTATATTCACTTTATGAATACATATATAATTATATGTTTATATCATTTTATAAGAGCATAATTATAATTTATTTACAATAAATAAACATATGAAAATAAAAAGGGTAGGGACATACTTAACAGGATTTAAATATTACAATTATAACAATAACGATGAGATAATAGATGATATTAAGATTGCTAATATAAAAAAATTAAAAATCCCACCTTGTTATAATAATGTTGTTATATTAAATAATAAAAAAATAGTAGCATATGGATATGATAGCAAGGGAAGAAAACAAGTTGTATATAATACCAAATATATTGAAAAGCAAAATGAAAAAAAATATGATAAAATAGAGCGATATGATACTTATTTTATCAAGATAAAAAAACACATATCAAAGGATTTAAAATCACATGATGAAAAAAATAAAATTATAGCAATAATTATAACACTAATATTAACATGTGGTTTTAGAATAGGTAATAAAATATATGAAAAACAAAATAAATCATATGGTATAACTACACTCAATTATTCGCATATTAAACTAATTCAGGACAATGGCAATAACAGTATATTATTTGATTTTATAGGTAAAAAAGGGGTACGGAATGAGGCAATATGTAAAAATAAATATATATGCGAATATTTATTTAAAAAACTAAAAGATATTAATCATAAAAATACAAATGATTATATATTTAAATATAATAATAGACGTATAAGTGCGGACGATGTAAATAGTTATTTAATGGATAAATTAAAGGTAAATATAACTACAAAGGATTTGCGTACATGGAATGCGAATTATCTATTTAATAAATATTTACTTAAATGTAAAAATGAAAAGAACCCTATTAAAAGGGCTATAGAACTAACTTCGCTAGAATTACATAATACTACAAATGTATGTAAAAAAAGTTATATTGATCCTAAAATAATTGATAAGGCTAGACAGTTAGTATAATTATAAAAATTGACTTTTTTATTATTATATAATAATAAGATAAATATTATAAACAATGGATATTGAAATTATTAATAAGAATATTGAAGATATGCTTGTAGACAGAGGCGATGATGTTTTATCTTTTAAAGAAATGCTGTTATCATTAAATAAAGAAGATTTTGAAACAGATAAAACTGTTATAAATGTTCAAACATTGAAAACTACTATTCTATACGCTCTTTCTAAAAATTTGAGAAAAATGATAATAAATGAGTTAAAAGAAAAATTAAAGGATGGTGACAATATTAATGAATTTACTAATAAATATGGTGGCAAAAATAATATCATTATAGTTTTCAATAATGAATCAATATCAACGGCAGTAAAATCTCAATTAAATAAATACGATAAAATATTTCAAAAAAATGGCGGACATCTTCAATATTTTAGTTCCCAACAATTAATGTTTAATCCAACAAAGCACGAATATGTTCCTAAACATACTAAACTAACTGACGAAGAAACAAAAGATTTTATGAAAGAGTATATGGCACGTAGTAAAATGCATATGCATGTTATATTACAGAATGACCCTATAGCCAAATGGATAGGGTTAAAACACGGAGATATCGTTAGAATTGATAGATATAATGAAAATAGCGGTGAATCATTTTCTTATAGATCTTGTATTTAAATAAATATATTATATCTATAAAATAATAGAGTATTATAAAAATAATTAATGACATATAACATTACAAGTAGCGATTTATCTAATTATTACGAATTAAGAAGTATGTTGACTGATTTAAATAGAAAGATATATGCGGGTGGCAACCCACCGCCGGCTTCAGGAACACATGTTTTTGATCAAAAATTTAACATATTATTTCCAAAATATGATAATATTGGAACACCATATACCACTAGTGATAAAATTCCAACAGTAGCAGGAAAAGGTGAAACGTCAACAACATTTGATGCCAAAATATATAGTTTAAAAAATTTATTGCTTAATTCGCTATATCCGCATTTAAATCAAACACTAAAGACCACTGCTGACCCAGCAAAAATTAGTAATGAACATATTACAACAGGAGCAACTACAAAAGATCATTTATGTTTTATTAAATTTGATTTTGCTGATGCTGCGGCTACGGCTATTGTTCCTGATATTCCTGTTATAAATAATATATTATATTCTATTTGTCTTATTGATATATTTATAAAAATTGTAGAAGCATTAAAAGATTGTTATAAAAATTACAGTAATCTCTTTGAATCTTTTACTGATACTACAAAAATATATA